ATAGACTTCGTTCTCAAGCAGGCGGAACTCCTACAAGAGAGTGTGTCTTAGCAGGTGCAAATAAAATTAATAATCCAAGTTTAATTAAAGGCGGAGCTGAGGCTAGAAACGCATCACAATTTTTAAACAGAGCATACAAACTTGGTAGAGGAATTTTAAAATTTGGTGTGATACCAGAAGCTATTTTTGTAGCAGGTGAGTCTTTAGTTCGTATGGGTATGGGAGATACACTTAACGAAGCTTTCTTAAGAGCGACAGATTATTTAAGGCCAGGCAATCAAACTAGAGAAGCAGATAAATTAAAGTTTGAAAGAACTGTTGGTAAAGAGACTGCAGATATAATCATGAAAGCACAAGATTATAAAAAATCTATAGAACAATTAAACACTGCAAAAAGTAATTTAGAAACTAATCAAGCAGTATTAGATCAAAGTGATTTTGGTTATACTGGAAATGTTGATGCGTTGGAGAGACAAAAATTAGACGAACAAATTATTAAATCTGCTGAACAGAATGTAAAAAATAAATATCAATCAGAGGCAGTTATGGATTTTGCAACGATGAAAGAAGCAGAGGCAAAAGATATTTCTAGTTCAAACAGTGTGTTTGCTAAAGCTATAAACAATGCAAGATCTGCTGAGGTGGATGACTTTGAACAACTTTTTGTTCCAGAGAAAAAACAAGAGGGTGTAGCAGCTCCAATGTTTACTATGGATGATATAGCCGATATAGCTGTAACAGATACTCAACTACAAAGAGAAAAAGATAAATTAGGTGGTGCACCAGAATTCACAAAAAGAAATTTATTTAATTTTAATAGACAGACAAATGAAGATTATAACAAAGCAGTTCTTGATTTAATATTTACAGAAGGCCGTGATAGTCTAGCAAACAGAGAAAGATTGTTTGGTACACAAGGCACATTTGGGGGACAACCTCTTGCAGGTGGAGGCATAGCTAAATTAGCTGGCGTAGATTCAGGACCCCCACCAGAAAAAGGGCCTACACCACAGGGCTTGGATTTTTTATTAAAACGTGGTAGATAACACTAGGAGTTTAAATGGCAGATATAGATAAAGGACTTCCTAACACTCGTACCGAGGTCAAAGTTCCTGGCGAAGAGGTAGAGATAAAGGAAGAAATCAAAGAACAACAACCCGTTGAAGTTACACCCGAAGAAGATGGTGGGGTGACTCTTAACTTTGAACCAGGTGCTGTAAATATACCTGGCACAGAATCTCATTTTGATAATCTTGCAGATATTTTACCTGATGATGTTTTAAATCCATTAGGAGCAGAATTAAAAAATAATTATATTGATTACAAAATGTCTAGAAAAGATTGGGAAAAATCTTACACAGATGGTCTTGACCTATTAGGATTTAAATACGAAAATAGAACGGAGCCGTTTCAAGGAGCTTCAGGTGCAACGCACCCAGTGTTGGCAGAGGCTGTTACACAGTTTCAAGCTACAGCATACAAAGAGCTATTACCAAGTGACGGTCCAGTAAGAACACAAGTGCTTGGAATTAAAACACCAGCAAAAGATCAGCAAGCACACAGAGTAAAAGATTTCATGAATTATTTAATCATGGATCAGATGAAAGAGTACGAACCAGAGTTCGACTCAATGTTGTTTCATTTACCACTCGCAGGATCTACATTTAAAAAAGTTTATTACGATGATTTATTAGGCAGAGCAGTATCTAAGTTTGTACCAGCAGATGATCTTATCGTGCCATACACAGCAAACAGTTTACAAGAAGCAGAAGCTATCATCCACGTTCTTAAAATGTCAGAGAACGATTTAAGAAAACAACAAGTTGCAGGTTTCTACGCTGATGTAGAACTTAATCCACCAGGTATGCTTGTTAACGATGAAGTTTCAAAAAAAGAAAAAGAATTAGAAGGCACTAAAAAATCTGGAAAACAAATTCCTATGTACACTCTTCTCGAATGTCATGTAGACCTAGATTTAGAAGGCTTTGAAGATATTGGTCCAGACGGCGAGCCGACTGGTATCAAGCTACCTTACATCGTAACTGTTGAAGAAGGTAGTGGAACGGTTCTTTCGATAAGAAGGAACTATGCGCCCAACGATCCAAAAAAACAAAGAGTCCAATATTTTGTCCACTTTAAATTTCTGCCAGGACTAGGATTCTACGGATTTGGATT